TGTCCTTACAATATTCTCTTGCTGCCTCCCATTTTGATTGATTCTTGGCATACTCATATGCTTCATAGATATATCCTTTGGTCTGCCTTTTTGGTTTTGGTGGTGGCATCGTTTGCTTATAAGGTTTAATCTCAATTAAATATTTTTTAATACTTCCATCTGGTTCTTTGACCTTTATATAAGCATCCGGAAAATATCTATGAACCTTGCCATCTACAGGAGAACGATAAGGAATGGCAAGTTCTTCAGAGGCATATTCTAAAATATTTTCATTCGTATCACAATATTTCAGAAACTTCAATTCCCACAGAGACCTGTATATAATGTTATTCGGGTCACCAAGATACTTTTCTGGAAATGATGGTTTAAATTTTCCTTTATAAGACATCTAAATACTTATACTAATAAGACTCATAAAAGGTATTTAGAGTGCCTAGTATCCGCAGAATATCAGATTTTAAACCACTCTTTACGAATCTTGCACAAACTTCACATTATGAAGTAAGATTTGGTGGTGTAGGACCTCTTGGGGGACCATTAATGGCATATCTTTTTCGTAAAGGAATTAGTCAGAGATTTATTGCCGAAGACGCAGGATTACTTTGCTTTAATGCATCTCTTCCAACTAGTTCTTTGGCAACCGCCAATATTAGTGGAAACTTTATGGGTATAACGGAAAAGTTTGCACACACAAGACAATATTCTCAAATTGGACTTGAGTTTTATGTAGATAAAAATTATAATGCTCTTAAATTTATGGAAAGTTGGATGGAGTTTATTGCAAGTGGATCTAATAATCCAGTTGGAAGTAGTCTTGCTCCAATAGGGCAGAATCGTAAGGACTATATTTCCAGAATGCAATATCCAGAATATTATAAATCTGATAGAACCACAATCATAAAGTTTGATAGGGATTATAATAAAGAAATAGAGTATACCTTTATTGGATTATTTCCATCGGCAATGTCATCAATTCCGGTAAGTTATAATTCATCCGAAATTCTCAAGATGTCGGTGACTTTTGAGTATGATCGTTATATTGCAGGAAGAAGTCTTGCAATAAATGAGTTTAGAGGAGATAATAATAATAATCAAGCATCTCAGTCGCCAAATCCACTTAAGACGGTTTTTAATGGTAATGCGCTTGAGTCTCCAATTTCCGCAGATGCCGCTTTTCAAATCTCAAGAGATTTGAATTTTTCTACTTTTGGAGTTGATTCAAGCAATATTGGCGCTAATTTTTCAGGATAAATAATTCTAGTTGAATATTTGATGTTTAAATAAAATGCCTTTACCAAAAATTGCGGTGCCAACATATGAGTTGGAAATACCCTCATTAAAAAAGAATATTAAATATAGACCTTTCCTGGTTAAAGAAGAAAAGGTTTTAATTATTGCGATGGAAAGTGAGGACACAAAGCAAATTGCAGAAGCGGTAAAAACTGTAATTTCAAACTGCATTCTCACAAAAGGAATCAAGGTAGAACAATTATCAACTTTTGATATTGAATATTTGTTTCTGAATGTTCGTGGAAAGTCGGTTGGAGAATCGGTGGATGTTCTAATTACCTGCCCCGATGATGGAACCACACAAGTTCCTGTTTCAATTAATCTAGATGAAATTAAAGTGAATGTAAGTGAAGAACATTCAAAGGATATTAAACTTGATGATGTTTTGACTCTTCGTATGAAATATCCATCTATGCAGGAGTTCATTAAGAACAACTTTAATAATAATGAATCTGTGAGTGTGGATGATACTTTTGAGATGATTTCTACTTGTATCGAGCAGATTTATAGTGAAGAAGAATCTTGGAATTCTTCTGATACAACTAAAAAAGAACTGAATGAGTTTCTAGAGCAACTTACCACCAATCAGTTTAAGGAAATTGAGAAGTTCTTTGAGACGATGCCTAAACTTTCTTATACTATTAAGGTAAAGAATCCGAATACTAATGTGGAAAGTGAGGTCGTATTGGAGGGACTAACATCTTTTTTCGCCTAGGAATGGCTCACACTTCGCTGGAGTCATACTATAGGACTACATTTCAGTTAATGCAGCATCATAAATATTCATTAACAGAGCTAGAAAATATGATGCCCTGGGAAAAGGAAGTTTATATTACTCTTCTTTCACAATATATTGAAGAGCAAAACCTAAAGAACCAGCAGAATGGCTAGTCTATCATCTCCAATCGGACCCACTATAGATGTTGTGGCAAGAACGGTTTCTCGTTCTGTCATAAGTGGTGGTGCCGGTGGAGGTAGTGATATTCCTGGTGGTGGTGGTGGCGGTGGTGGAGGAAGAGGTGGTGCTCTTGCCATACAACCCCAGGCAAGTTTAGTTAATGTTGAAAGAAATCTAGAGATTCAAACCACTCAAAACGTTCAACAAACTCAAGAGATTTCTGCACTTAGAGGTACGGTAGATGCCTTAAGAGCAGAAACCACAACCTTAAATAATGGACTTGGAACTGTTTCCAATCTAATACAGCAAGATAGTGCTGTAGAGAAGCAACAGGCAGCGGCAGAAGCAGAAAATCAAAGAAAACTTTTAGAAAGAAATATTAGACTGGGAAAAGAATCCCAACTAGAGCAAAACATTACAAATGCTCTTGCAAAACCGGTTCTGGCTCTGCAACAGAAAGTTGGTAACATATTTGGAAGAATTGGAGAGGCTCTAACCACATTATTTGCAGGATGGTTGACGAATCAAGGAATTGAGGCGCTTAAAGCAGAATCGGAAGGAAATAAAAACAAATTAGAAGAAATTAAAGATAATGTTCTCAAACATATTGGATATGCCGTAGGGGCTTTTGCCGCAATTAAAATAGGATTTGATTTGATAATTAAGACTATTACGGGACTTGCTGGAAAAATCGGTGGTCTTGTACTTAAACTTGCCACAGCTCCTCTAAAAGTTTTAAGAAGCACACTTCAAGCTGCTCCACTTGTAGGAGGTCTTTTTGGTGGTCCAAAACCTGGTGCGGGTGGTGGAAAACCTGGTGCGGGCGGTGGTGTAAAACCTACAGCAAGAGGTCCCGGTTTAATAGGTGGATTAAGTAGTGCCTTTGGTGCCGGAATGAACTTAAAAAGTGGAGAAAATGTTGATGCTGCAATAAATACCGCCGGATTTATTCCTGGTCCGATTGGTGCAGGGGCAAGAGTTGCCTCAGTAGCAGATGATATTGCGGAAAGTTTTTTCCCCAATTTTCGTGGAGGAGCTGGATTATTTGGAAATACTCCAAGAGGTGGTGAAAAACCACCAACACCAGCGGCAACACCAGCGGCAAAAGTCTCACCAACAACTCCTAAGGTAGGTGATTCAAAACCAGAACCACCACCAACAATAATGGCACCTGCAGAGGCAGACGCAAAAATTTCTTCATCAACACAAACACCTGCGGCATCACCAGCACCAGCAGCAGTACAACCACAAACACCCGCAATTCCTCCACCAAGCCCTGAAATGACTAAAAACTTCCAAATGGCTTGGGATAATAGAAAAAGAGGGTATGCAAGAGGCAGAATTGAGTCTGCCTGGAACAATATGTCTGTAGAGCAGCAACAGCAGGCAAAAATCTGGGCACAATCAAAAGGATATGATTGGACTGAAATGAAGTTGACTGAAAAACCTTCGATGGTTCAGGCAGCACCTCTACCATCGGCACAGGTTCAACCACTTCCTAAACCCACTCAAAATGTAGGAGAACTTCCAGAACCAACACCAAATGTTGTTATGATGCCATCGGGTCAAGGTAATAATCAACAATCCTCTATTTCACAGGCACCAACAAATGGGACTGATACTCCTTTGATTAGTTCTTCTAATCCTGATAATTTTTATGTTCTTTATTCTCAATTAAACTATAATGTGGTAATGTAATATGGCAATCTCATCACCACTTCAATCAAAAGTTCCGACAGGTTCGGCAAGGACGATAAAAAAGTTACAGAGTATTTTACTCAATAGGACAAAAGTTAAACGAGAAGTATTCCAAAGGCAGACAATCTTACAAAACCGTAGGGAAGAAAATGAAAGAAGAAAACAAAGAGAGGATGAACTTGAGGCACCGAATCGTGTAAGAACAGTTAGAGGTCCTTCACAGTTAATTGCTGGTAGTGCCAAAGGATTTTTTGATAGATTAATAGGATTTCTAGGTTATTTGACTGCAGGATGGATAGTTAATAATCTACCCACCTGGATTTCGATGGGTAAGGAGTTTATTGCCAGAACTCAGCAAATGGGTAAGATACTTGGAGGTTTTATTACAAATAGCACGGATATATTTAAAGATTTTACAAGACTTTTGGGTGCGACTTTATCAAATTTAATGACATTTGATTTTCTTGATACTTCTGGAAGAGTTAAAACTGCTTTTGATGAATTAAATTTAAGTGTGGGTAATTGGGGAACTGATTTTGAGGATTCTATTAAATTACTCACAACTCCACTAACCGAAGGTATTGCTTCTGGTGAGAATGCCAGACCACTTGGAACTGAAAATACTAATGAAGGTGCCTATAAAACTGGAGCACCTTATAGTGGTAGTGGTAGTGGTGGTAGATGGAAACCTATGCTTGATTTAATTTCTTCTGGAGAAGGTGGATATACATCTATGTTCCCTAGCGAAAGCTATCCAGAGATGTTGAATATGACTATTACTGAACTTGTACAATTTCAAAATCAAAAATTAAGAGATGGTAGGAGATCGGCAGCTGTTGGTAGATATCAATTTATTAGTCCAGATTACGCGGCAAAATTGGCTGGACTTCCAAAAGATGCTAAATTTACACCAGAAAATCAAGATAAAATGGCTATTGCTTATCTTGAAAAGAAAAGAAAGGGTAAAGAATGGTTAGATGGAAAAATTACAACTAGAGCATATATTGAAGATCTTGCTCGTGAATGGGGAGCATTTAGAAGTTATAGTGGTTATGTTTTGCCTGGAAATAGTGGCAAAATAGGACCAGAAAAAATTGAAGCGGCATTAAATAAGGTTAAATCTACGCCACAACAAGCACCTCAACAATCATCACCAGTACAACCATCAACTCAAATAGTTCAAGTTCCTCCAGGAAAAATAAATCCAATAGTTGGAGATAGACTTGGGGCTGGGAGAAATCATGGAGGAACAGACTTAGCAGTTGATAATGGAACTCCATTAAGAGCAGTTTCTGACGGTGTAATTGTTGATTCTGATTATGAAAAAGGTTGGGGAAACTTTTTAGTGATGAAAGATAATCTTGGCATATATCATTTATATGGACATATGCAATCTGGATATAAGCGTAGTGGTCCAGTTAAAAGGGGTGAGGTAATAGGTAAAGTTGGAACGACTGGAAGAACTACTGGACCTCATTTACATTGGGAAGCAGGAACTGGTTGGAATGGTGGTACAATAACTGGAAAATTTGATCCTCTTAACAAATATAGTAAGTTTGCTCCCTTTAATACATCTTATTCGGAATCATCCCTATTATCGTCACAATCAATCCCATCACCGGCACAAATAACGCCAACCGGAACTCCTCAAAATCCACAAATAAGTCAATCATTAGCACAAGAGAGGACCGGACCAACGGTAATTGTTTCTCAAAATCCTTCATCTCCGGCACAACAAATGATGTATTCTGGTGGTGGAGGTTCTTCTGGCGGAGGGTCTCCGCAAATAAGTGAATTTGCCTTGTTAAATAATTTTATGCGAAATAAACTTCTACTCGACCTCGCTTACCTATAATGTCAATTAATAAGTCCCTATACGAAGAACTAGTTCTTGAGTCAAACGACCAAAAAAGAACGATTGACATCAAAAATGGTACGATTGCACTTGAATATTTTGAGGATATTTTCTCCCCAACCATTACTGCCAGACTCAAAGTAGTTAATACCGGAGAAACAATTACATCCTTTAAGAACCAAGACGGAGAAAAGCAATCAATTTATAATGGTCTTCCTCTGCGTGGGGGTGAAAGACTTTCGATGAAAGTTGCCGGAAATGTTCCCGGAAGAGAATCACTAGATTTCTCAAATAATCCAAAAAAATATCTTTATGTTTCAAGCATCACGGATGTAATCTCAGAAGCACAACAAGAAAGTTTCACTCTAAATCTAGTCTCAAGAGAGGCAATT